TCATGATGTTTTTCATGGGTCTGGTGCTAAAAATTTTATACGGATTGGTTGGAACTATCGTGGGACTCTGGACCGCCTCGATATTTCTTCCATTTTTAATTCCGACCGCAATCGCAACAACTGCCGTGATGACCGCAATACTCATTCCCACAATATTGATTCAGGTGATGATGAGCGATGTATTGGAGCTCACGTCAGCGCCACCACCAGGAGTTCCAGCGTGTTTTGAAGGATCTACTCTGTTGGAACTAGAAGACGGAAGCAAGGTTGAAATAAAAGCGGTCAAAATCGGCAGCATTCTGCGCGACGGTTCCAAAGTGAACGGGATTATGAAACTATCATCGCACGAACAGTCGATTTATGAAATAGATGGGATTGTTGTGACGGGAAATCATAGTATTTTCCACGAAACACAGGGTTGGATTTCCGTGGAAACGCATCCAAGCAGTTCGCGCATAAACCCGGAAGCATTTAGAGACCCGTTTGTATACTGTGTCAATACCAGCACAAAAACCATAAAAATTGGCACACATACATTTGCTGATTGGGATGATTTAGACGATAATGATTTTACGCATTTGAAGAAGCAGAGTCCGTTGTCTCCGTCTTTCAATACGGACGATATTCACAAAGTGCTTGGTGCAGGATTTCATGAGGATTGTTTGGTAAAACTGAAAAATGGAACAGTAGTAAGCATCGCAGATGTAAAGGTCAACGATGTACTCGCAAATGGGGAACGAGTATGTGGCGTCGTGAAACTGTGCGGTAAAGATATTATTTCGGGGGTTCGCGAAATTACGCTTTACGAGGGTAATGGAAGAAGCACAACGAAAGTATTGCGGTGCACGGGCAACATTATGGTGGTAGATCCGGAATTGGGCGTAAGCAACACATTTGACATGGTTGCGAGTGACGAGAACAAATGTTTCCCAAAACACGTCCACCATTTACTCACAGATTGGGGGAGCTTCGTTGTAAACGATGTTCGTGTGGAGGATTATAACTCCTCGATAGAAAAGTATTTGCCTCCACGGGATACGCAATAAATAATTATTTTCTGCTTCTTGTTTATAACAATGAAAATTAGTGTTTTAGGAAACAAGCTGCGCGTCGAAATCATCATTCTCTGTATGCTAGTCGGGGCATTTATTGCGTGCAACGTATTTTTCACTTGCGCCGGTGGACTCAAGGAAGGATTTGCTTTAGTTGGTGCGGCGGTTGAATATGTCATGGAGACTCCCAATACTGCTTCGTTGTCGTCATCAGACACCACATCGAATAACGTGTTTTCTAAGTTGGAAAACAACCACGTCGATTATTCAGAACCGCTTCCCGAGGGACAAATGGCGATTTTTGCCCAAAACACGCTCAGCCCCAGTTGCTGTCCGGCAGCCTACAGCGGTTCGACTGGCTGTGTGTGCGCGACCCCGGAACAAATGAAGTTCATTAGCATGCGCGGTGGCAACAAGACCACTGCTAGCAGTGTTTAGATTGACTCCAAATATATTATAAATAATGCGTTTTAATTATTTATAAAATAGTTTTTCTCAAATTTTATATTAAAATCTAACCTATAAATTATAATGAGGAGTGCTAAGACAATTCATAATACACATAGACTTAAATCACTGCAAAATATTATGGGACCAACATGGGATAAAATTAATTTGGAAAAGAAACTTGAAGAGGAACTCAGAAAATCATACTTTGAAACTGGGAAGTTTGATGATGGTTTAATCACGAAATACAACTCAGAAGAAGTAATAAATGATAAAATAACCCCACGGAAATATCAAGCATTGAAAGAAAAAATTTTAGAGAAAGAAAAAAAAAAACAAACGAGTGCTTCATTAAATGATAAAAAATATACAATACAAGACATTGATGGTATAATTAAACGTTTACGTGATAATAACGAACGAACAAAAAATAAACTAGACAATAAAACATGGTCAGAAATGTTTGATAATTATAGTACAAATAATGCAAAAAGGAGAGCAACAAAAAATAATGAAGAAAATATAAAAAATTTAATAAATTTAAAAAAGTACATAGGAAATAATAAAGAACCCGTAACGATTAAACAAATTATAGAAAGAATTCCTGAAATTCCTAAATACAAATATATTTATGATACAAAAGATGCTGAAAATAATAATTCAAGGCACAAGGAATTAAAAAGGCTAGTAAAAACTCTTAATAATTTAAAATATATATACACCGGCGGAACACGCACAAGCAAAAGACGCACAAGCAAAACACGCACAAGCAAAACACGCACAAGCAAAACACGCACAAGCAAAACACGCAAAACAAGCAAGAAGTTCAGTAAAAAATAAATAATACAATTTCTTCATGGTATTATTTATTACCATCGTAATACTTTATATACAACTACCAATACATACAATCTACATATACATGTGCTTCCACGAACCCGTGTCTTGGTCCTGCTTGATTAATTTATCCACCATTTCTTTTGTCACAGTGACGGGAAATGTCACTTCAACCTTCATATCTTTTTCAAAGAGGTTTGTTCCAGGTTTCATCAGTCGATACAGATTGAGTTTGGTGTGAATGATTTCGAGGCAACGCTTGAGGTTTCGGACACCGTCCTCCTTATCGGTGTATTTGTCGACAATGTGGTTAATCACATCATTCGGTATCGTAACATCCTTTTCATCAAACTTCACTTGCTCGCGAATACTAGGCACAATATAGTCATTGGCAATAATCGACTTTTCTTTTACACCATATCCCTTGGTCTGGATGCGATACATTCGGTCTCTCAGAATAGGATTGACCTTAGACTCGTCGTTATAACTGAAGATGAACAAGCACCGGCTCAAGTCAAAGTCGAGCTCCGAGAAATACTTGTCATGGAACTTGCTGTTCTGAGTCGTATCGGTAAGATGGGTGAGAATTCCCGTAATCTCCTCGCCCTTTGGAGTCTCACTGACTTTGTCAAGTTCGTCGAAGTAGATGATCGGATTCATACTTTTGCATTTGACCAAGATATCCACGATTTTTCCCCATGTAGACCCTTCGTATGTGTACGAGTGACCTTCTAGGAAACTCGAGTCGGTCGCACCACCAAGAGCAATGAACGCAAAGTCTCGCCCCAGGATTTTGCTGATGCCCTCTTTCACAAGTGTGGTCTTGCCCGTGCCCATAGGACCTTTGATGGCAATCGCGGTTCCAATCGCGTCAGGATTGGCAATCCACTGACCAATCATCTGCATGACCTGCAGTTTCGCATCATCGAGTCCAAACACCGCTTTATCCAGAACGCTTTTGGCGTTTGTCATAAACTCATGGGAAGCATCCACGCCATCGGAAAGAGACAGCGGTAAAGTCTTGTATTTACCAAAGGGAATCTGCATGAAGGTGTCAACCCAGTTCTTTATCTTGTAGTATTCACCATCACCCGGTTCCATATACTTCAGCGCGTTGATCTTCTTGTAAGCAATCGATTTGAAATGTATCGGAATGTCTGCGTCCAGCACAGCCAATCGATATGGCTTGTCCACGTCCGAATGCTTCCGAACCTCCTCGATTTGCTTCAGAACAAGCTCCTGTTGCTCCACACTCATTTTCGTTTCGAAGAATTTGGTGTCGTTCATGACATTCTTATCCCGAAGGAGTTTCCGAAACTTGACGGTGTTCTTTCCTCGGAGTTTTTTCGTTTTCTTCTCCTCTTCTTTCTTGTGCTTCTTTTCCAGGGTGCTGACCTCCTTCATGATAGACTTCATGACACCGTTTTCCTTGTCGGCTTCAGGAAGGGAAGCAATCATCTTGTTGAATTTATCAAACACCTCGTTATCGCACGGAACTTCACCACCATTATCCGTGTTCTCAGACTTGGATTTTGAGGTTTCCGTTTTTCGTCCGACGATCTCATTGCGAGGTGTCTCTTCATTTTCGTCCTCGTCACCGCTTTCTTCTTCTTCTTCTGACTCTGATTCATCATCGGAATCTTCCTCCGACTCTTCCTCCTCCTCCGATTCGCTCTCTTCCAAACTGGGCGCTCCACCGAGAGTGAAGATGATATTGAGCTTACTGTTTCGCGACAACAACTCCTCAAGTTCTTCTTCATCATACTCGTCGTCATCGGAGTCAGAGGTGTCCTCGTTATCCGATTCAGACTCGCTAAGATTCTTGCTCTTACTGCTTCCCGATTTCTTTTTTTTCGACGATTGTTTAGAGGTTACTTCCACCTCTTCCTCGTCACTACTACTTTCCTCCTCGCTACTCTCCTCAGCAATGCGTTCCTTCTTGCTTTTGTGATTCGATTTCTTATCGCTACTCTTAGCAGTTTCTTTTTTGGCACCTCCCTTCTTCGAGGTCTTGCCACTTTTATCGGCATCACCTTTGGAGGTTGATTTGTTTGATTTGTTTGATTTGTTTGGAGGTTCCGGCGCAGTTCGCGTTTTCTTCGTCTCACTTTTAGGCGACTGAGCCTTGCCAGCCTTTTTTTTCATAAACTTGGAAGGAAACAAATCCAACAACAGTTTCTGATAGGCTTCAGGGTCAAATTCCTCATCTTCTTCCTCCGTATCCTCAGTCTCCTCGTCTTCCCATTCCTCGTCGTCCGAAGAGGATTCGTGCTCGTTGTATTCCTCTTGCTTCTTCGTGGATTTCGAACGGGTCACGTAAGTGTGAGTGTTTGCTTTCTTGTCCTTTGCCATCTTATAATTTGGTTATCATTATAAAATCGTATTTTTCTAAATCAATTTTTTAATAATCACACAAGACCCAGATGACTTTCTTGTTTCGCGTAAGAAAGTAATAACAAATATATAAACGTGTAGATGATAGAAAATTGAAATAAAACAATCTAAATATTATTAGTGTAATATAAGAAGGATGTCACAACGAAACTCTGGTAATATTAATAAAGGACGTGCTTCTAAAATTCTAGGAATACAATTCAGTATATTATCGCCAGATGAAATTAGGAAGGGTTCCGTGGCTGCAATTACTAGCCGAGACACTTACATCAATAACAAGCCGGTGATTAATGGTCTGTTTGACCCTCGCATGGGAGTGTTGGAACCCGGTTTTATTTGCCCTACGGATGGTCTGGATTACATGCAGACCCCTGGATATTTTGGACACATCGACCTCGCCCGACCCCTGTTTTACATCCAGTATTTGAATACTGTGATTAAGATTGCGAAGTGTACGTGTATTAAGTGTAGTAAGCTCTTGATAGACAAGGAGAAACACAAACACGCACTGGAAATGAAACCAGAAGCAAGGTGGAATTACGTGTTCTCGATTGCGAGTAAAATAAACCGATGCGGTGAGTGCACAAAGGACGGATGTGGTTGTAAGCAACCTTCAAAAATCAAGAAGGAAGGACTTTCGACACTAATTGCCGAATGGGATTCCATCGATGGTGTCACGGACAAGGAACAGCTCACCATGACAATGACGCCCGAGGTGCTTCTTAAACAGTTCCGACGTATTTCGGATGAGGATGTGTCGTTCATGGGGTTCAGTCCGATTTGGTCACGTCCCGACTGGATGATCTGTCAGGTGTTGGCGGTTCCGCCGCCCGCAGTACGCCCATCGGTGAAACACGACACGCAGCAGAGGAGCGAGGACGATATCACACACATCATTGTCGACATCATCAAGGCAAACAATACGTTGAAAGAGAAGATCGCGACAAGTAACAAAACCGATGTGATCAATGATTGGACGATGCTCCTTCAGTATCGAGTTGCGACGCTTGTAGATAATAACATTCCAGGTGTTGCGGTTGCGGCCCAGCGTTCGGGACGGCCACTGAAGTCGATTAAAGAACGCCTCAATGGCAAGCACGGTCGTGTGCGCGGAAACCTTATGGGAAAGCGTGTTGACTTTTCGGCGCGGTCGGTCATTACACCTGATCCAAATTTATCCATCAAAGAGTTGGGGGTTCCCAAAAAAATTGCGATGAACATCACACGTCCTGTATTGGTAAACAAGCGAAACATCAAGTTTCTCGAGACCCTCGTAAGGAACGGACCGGATGTGCACCCGGGCGCGAAGAATTTGGACAGGAAACGTGGCGAG